TATGGTCAATGGATTTAATGAAATGTTTATTATCTCAATACACACTTCGTTATAAAAAAGAACACGCATCCTCTCGTATCTATAAAATATTAGACAATTTAGATCTTATAAATTTTCCATCTATTGGCTTTACTATTCCACCTTTATGTATGCCAGATGAATATAAAACAAGTGACTACATTCAGTCTTACAAAAATTACTATATAAATGCTAAGAAATCATTCGCAAGATATACCAATGTTGATGTACCAGGGTTTATGCAATGAGTATATTTTATATAATTATACTTGCGTTATTAATCTGGTTTGTGGTGACTAGATGAAAATTTGTAGAAAATGTAAAATAGAAAAAACTACAATTGAATTTTACAAAAATGAAAATCATTTAGATAAATTATATAGTTATTGTAAAGATTGTACTAAAAAAAATGCAAAAAAATGGAAATTAGAAAATATGGATAAAGCTATGGAATCAAATCATAAACATGGTAATACAGAAAAAGGTTTTGTAAACAGGTGTATTAGCCATTTGTTTTGTCCAAGCTCTATAAAAGATAGAGGATATATTCCTGAATCTTCTAAAGAAGAAATTAAAAAACATTTTTATGAATATATAGAAAAGCATGGAAGAAATTGTTTTTATTGTTTACAACCTTGGACTTATTTAAAATCAAGAGTTAAAGTGGGAAATAAAAAAAATTTTAAAATGGTAAACAGTTATCCTAAAAACTTTTCTTTAGATAGACTTGATAACAGTAAAACTTATTTAGTAGATAACATTATTTTTTGTTGTGTTGAATGTAATTTAAAAAAAAATAAAATAACTATTAATTTAATAAAACGTTTGTATGGAATAATAACTGAAAGAAATTTATAAAATGGAAATATTAATCATAAATTTATTATTAACAATTGTTATACTTAGTTTAATGCAATGAGAGAAAAATTTAATATTTGGGGTAAAGGCCCTATGAGTAAAAAAGATTGCTATGAAATATATCAAAATATTAAAAGGACATGGCCATTGGGTTATATGTTAAATGAAGAAGAAACAAAATATATGAAAGAAATGATGGACATTGGTTATCAATCTCCAATTAAACCAGAGATGGTACAAGATGTTTGGAAAAAATTTAGAGATAGTATTATTGCAATTAGTGCAGAACAAGGACCTGTTTTTAAAGAAAAAACTATTTGGTTTTGGACAGAAAAAAGAACTTTTAAAGGTGATATTATTGATCCATGGTCTTATTACACTGTTGATGCTACTCTTAATAAACAACCATTCAGTAAACATATAAATAACCCTGGTATATATTTTGATTTTTCTGTAGCTCGATGTATTTGTTTTCCTGGACAAACGGGATACACTCATGAAAGTGATTATCCTAAAGCTGCAGTTAATCGAGCAATGGTTAATGCAATCTCTCAACCTAAAAATAAATGGAAAAAAGATCAAGGGTATAGATCAGGAATAGATCCTATTATGCACGCTCATCACGTAGATGGTAAGGAATTTAAAACTATTAAACAAAAATTTTTAAATGAATTAAAAATTACAGAAGATGAATGGATAAATAAAATTTATCCAACGCATGGAAACTTTGATACCGCACAAATTAAATATATAACTATTGTTGGATGGAAATTTAAGGGAGATAAATTATCTTGGAATTTAGAAAACTTATGGTTTGATTTTCATGAAAGAAATAGAGAGTATGAACTTATTGATCCTAGTATTCACAGAAAACTTACTAGTGATGAAATTAAGTTTAACACTAATATAAGGAATCGTTTTAATGAAGTGGAATAAAAGATTTATATACCCGGCGTCTTCACGGTCCTTGATTCAAGATGAAAGGCATTATGAACTAGGAACAGAAAAACTACCATCGGTGACAACGATACTTGCAGCTACACAGTCAGAGGATAAGAGAGCTGGATTAGAGGCCTGGAAGAATCGAGTAGGAGAGATTGAAGCAACAAGGACCAGGGACCAAGCAGCAGAACGTGGCACAGCGATGCACAGAATATTAGAGAGTTATATTCTAGGTCAGAATCATTTAGATTTAACTGATATAGGTCAGAATGCTCACACTATGGCGCAACAAATAATTGATAATGGTTTAAAGGATTTAACTGAAATATGGGGATCAGAAGTAACTATTCATTACCCAGGGTTGTATGCAGGGGCTACTGATTTAGCAGGTGTTTTTAATGGGGCAGAAAGTATAATAGACTTTAAGCAAAGCAACAAGCCAAAAAGAAAGGAATGGATTACTGACTATTTCCTACAATTAGGAGCGTATGCTATGGCTCATAACACTGTATATGGTACTAAAATAGTTAGTGGAGTTGTACTAATGTGCACAAAAGATAACCTTTTCCAGCGTTTTGAGGTAGATGGACAAGAGTTTATTAATTATCAACATGATTTTTTAAGAAGAGTAGATCAATATTATAAAAACAAGGCTTGACATAATATCCTAGATACAATAAAGTTTTATATAGAAAGGAATAATTATGACACAAACACCATTTATCTTTAGACCAGAGGATGAAGATAAAAAGATATACGTTGTTAAACAAGAGTACATAATGACTGTTGAACAATATATTAAAGCAGACAATGAAGAAGACGCTTTTAATATATTCTTAACTGATGGAGGAGTTAAATATGAAGACATTGGTAAACATTTAACAAATGAAAAATTTGATGAATGTGAAACTGAGATTGTCGATATAGATAGTCCTGATATTAAAATTAAATATGTTGGAACTGTTTGTCGTGTATCTAGAGAGGATCCTTACGATTTAGTATGTGAGGATATTGAAGATAAATACCAAGATAATGTAATAGCTTTTAACAAAACATTTGGGAGACACACATGAATAAAATAGAAAAATTTAGGTTGTGTTATAAAAAAATAAAAGATCCAAAAGTAAGAGCAGAACTAAGAAAAGATTTTTTAAAATTAATGCAACTTAGGGCAGAAAAAGATAGAGCAGATAAAATACGTAAATACCATGACAAATATAGATCAACTAAACTACATTAAAGGAGAAAAAATGAATAAAACTGAAATAAGTATAAGTGGTCTTGGTTTAGGAGCCAGAGTCTTAAATGTATTTAGAATGAATAATGTATGTATAAATGACATATTAGCTAATAAATATACTTTAAGTGACTTTGGAAGATTACCTAACATGGGAAGAAAATCTGTTAAAGAGATAAAGGAAGCTTTCTTAGATGCGGGATATCGTTTTCCTGATAACAATAAATATTTTAGAGATCTAAGTACTCCTTTAAAATCTTTAGCGGAACATGAACAGATAAAAAGTAATTTATATGTTGATTTAAATTTATATGTAATTGATAAATGTAGAAAGGCATTGATAACTTCTTTTAATAATATTGTTGAGAAAGAATCTTTTTCTCATCAAGAGTTTAATAATGTAATGGACGAACATAAAAAAATATTGAATATGTTTGAGCAAAATGTTAGAAATGTACTTTAATCAAATAGAAAGGAAAAATATGACACTAGAACAACTATGTGAGAAGATGATGGATGATTGGAGATCCGGCAGCTATACGCAAGCCTATGAAGATGCAGATGCCATGTTAAGCGGTTCTCAAATGAAAGATATATTCATTGAGGAAGCAAAGAAGGCAGAAGTATCAGAGCCTGGAGAAATTCAATCGTATGCAGATCATCTTGAAGAAGCTATTGACGAAGGCATTGCAAACTTACAATAACTTTTGATATATGAAAGATCCTAATAAAATTACATTAAAAGAAATAAAAGAAAGGTTTACTGATATCTGGAAAAAAAAGAATGAGTTAAAAGCCTTAATTAAACAAAATAATAATGTTATTGAAGAAAAGAAACTTGAAATAGAACTTATGGAAAGGGATAGAACAGAGATAATATTAGAATATATACGCCAGAACCCTAAAAGGATGAGTCAAGATCTCATTAGTTTTGATTTTACTATTACAGGTTCTATAAGATAAGTGTGACATTTATGCAACAGTGTGACATTTATGTCACACCCATGTGGCGTTTGTGTGGTGTTTTTTATTGGCGTATTTCCTCATTTGTGGTGTTTCTGTGGTGCTTTTGAAAACAGCTAGAATCATTGGTATATATAGAAAAAGATCAATTTGTGGTACTTGTGGTGCTTTTTATTTTGAAAAAAAAATTTTTTTTATTTCTTAAACCCTAAAAAAATACTCTAATAACACCACAAAATAGGTTAAGTTATTGATTTATATGAATATAGTGCTTTTTAAAAGCACCACACGGAGCACCACAAGAACACCACAAACTCCACATAGCTCTATAAATAGTCCTTAAAATAAAATATATTGATTTATATGCATAAATTCAATTATGACCTATATAAAATATCTTGGGAGGATATTTGTAGTGATTCTGGATGGGCTTCAAATTTAGAATTTGATAAATTATCTGTAAGTCATTGTATTTCAATTGGTTTTATTTTTAAGAAAACACAAAAATATTTATGGATATTTTCTTCGTATGAGATAAATGATCTTGGCGAAATTAACTTTGGAGATCGAACGGTAATTCCGCTATCTAACATAACAAAAATGGAGAAAATATGGGCAAGAAAAAACAAGAAACAATCCAAGACATATTAGATAGAATACAAGAAGATATTGATTCTATTAGAGACAAAGCCGATGAATTAGAAAATCACGATTGTGATTCTGATTCAGACGATGATTTTGAAGACGAAGACGAAGACGAAGATAAAGAATAATCTACTAAAATCTTTTCCTTCTTTGTAGGTCGTTGTGGTTTTCCGAGTCTAATATCATTTTGTTTTTGTTTTACATCGGACTTTAATTCCTTAACTTCAACACCTTCAAGGATAGGAGAGTATTGATCCAATACCTCTGCAATTCTCTTATCTAATTCCTCCTCAGATAAATCATCTAACTTACCGGTCCTTATAATCTTTTGTTCAATATACAAACCAGCAACTTTTCCCCTGGCTACTTCAGCATTAACCGCAGCACTCCAGGCCTTATTCTTTAAGGCTTCATTTTTAATTTTACCTAATTCAGTTATATGACTTTCAAATGTAACATCATATTTCTTTTGATTCTCAGTTCTAAGTTCTCCAATATATTGAACAACTAATGGATACATCTTTGCATTTTGCAGTTTACTTGCAGCATTTTTAGCTGTGTCAGGAGAATACCCCGCAGCAATAGCAGCTTCTGTTCCATTCATTCTTCCCTCATTAGTGACTAGTTCATGAGCAAATTTTATCTGCATTTCTGTAAGTCTTTTTGACAATCCCATATACTTGATCTTATAGGTTAACTATGGTAAAATATCAATATATATTACTCCATAATATAATTACTGGGGTCGGCTTACGAAATAGGTTTTACTCTTAAGTTTCATCTATTAGATACTGGGCCCCAGGTAAAAAGGAATACTAATGCAAACACGATTATTAAGACAGATATTAGATAAGTTTATAAAAAACTCTGAAGTTGGAGGCAACGCTAGAGTTCAAATTTATATGCCAAATGGAGAAACCTTTGATGTCAAAGGTGTTCAATTAATGGAAAATAAAATTATTGGTGTAAGAGAATCTCATAGATTAATTATAACGGTTGAGCCCACAGGATGGAAAATGGGTAAAATGATTAAGAAATTATAATGTAGTGGTTAACTTAAATTTTTCATGAGACCAGAGTCAAAATTTTGGCAAGAAGTTAAGAAAAATATTACAGGAATTTCTTTCACAAGGCTTGAAACTTGGGCCTCAGCTGGTGTGCCAGATCTATTATGCTACAACAAGAATGGCAAATTTTTCACGATTGAGTTAAAGGTATCTCGAGGTGAATATCCGATTCTATCTCCTCATCAAATTAGCTTTCATATTCGTCATCCACACAATACTTTTATCCTGCAAAAGGCACTCGGTCCTTGTTCCATAAAACTTTATGAAGGATCTCAGATCATCAATTTGCATGAGCGTAAACCATGTACGCATGTTGCTGAAGGATGGACCAAGGTCCAAGAACATCTTGTCCATGTGACATAGTGTCGCAGGCAGCCAACTAAAAACCTGTGGGCGGGTCCCACCCCAACACTTGCTTGCTTGTGCCTGAGGCCTGTGCTTGCTTGCGACTTGTGCCTTGAATCATGGCGCTTGCGAGCTGAATAAAAAACTTGCGGGCGGGACCCACCACTTGCGAGCTTGTGCTTGTGACTTGGGTTGTGGCCCCACGCTTATTTTGGAATCTAAGCGGTGGTTATTCGGGGCCATGTTAATGTTTACCGTAGGCAACGTTTTGAACGTTGCGGTCCCAACAAGCCCGGCAATCTAAGCACTTGTTGCCTTGCTCAGCGGCCGGGCATGTTTTTTCTGACGTAACAACGGTTGACGTCCAGGGCCAAAACGTGGCGGCCTTGCCATCAACTTTATGGGCAGAAAGTCGTATAATTAAATTTGCGGGTACTTCGTCCGCTTGTATGCAATTGATAATAGAGGCCTCCCGCGTGGGTAACCAATGTTGTATTCCAGGCGTTAAATTACACACCTCAAAAATTTTCTTTAAATGTTCTAATGATTGTAAATCTCCTGAGTCGTGCCATCTAAAAAAACCTGTTTTTGTCTCTAGTATGCTTGCGGCCATGGCCTTGGTCCACAGTGGATGATTAATAGAATCTAGGCGGCGTTGCATTGCATTCTTTACGTTTGGAAAACGATAGCGGCCCTTTAAAGCATAACAGCCCGAACATACTGAGCCGGGAATCTTTACAAGCTTAGATCCTGTAATACATTTCGTTGCCGGAAGGTTATAACTAAAACCAGGCATCTTGGAGGGCTTGCTAAGCCCTCCTGTAATTGATTTCAATTGATGCTTATCCATTATTTTTTAACTTTTTTCTTTATTGGAGCCTGCGCCCTGAAATTTGAATCAAAGGCGTTAAGCCTTGCGGGCGTTAGCTCATACATTGTAAACCCTTTTTCTGTAGGTATTTTTTTAAACCCTAGTTTTTCTAATTGTTTCATCAATCTAATAAAGTGTAATATTCATTAATGAAATTTTTAGAAAACCAATCAAGGCCTTGGCGGTGGGTTTTCCAATCTTGAAACTGTTCGCAACCAATAATCAAATCATAAACAGCAGCAGCAAACCAAGGCACAACAGCCGGCGTTCCTGTAAATCTATTTTTGATTGTGATTTCTTTGCCCTTGTCTATTTCTAGATTTAGATCGAATGGAATTTTATATTCTTTGTTATTCCATTTGATTACGTGTTTAGCTTTCATTTTTTTTCCTTTCGTTGTTAATTAAAACAGTATCCCATATTATCTCAGAAGGCAATAACTAAATTTATTCCTGAGCCATGCTTCGTGGATCAAGTGTTTTGATTAAGTCAATGCGACACAGTGTCGCAGGTCCACTAAACACCTGTGGGCGGGGCCCACCCATGGCACACTAAACACCTGTGGGCGGGGCCCACCCTAAAAAAAAGAAAAAAATAAACAAAAAAATTAGATTGACTTAATCTGGGATATTATGTTATGATTACAAATCAACAACGAAAGGCATAAATATGGCACAAGCAATGACTAAGTATCAACTCGACCACTTTAGAGATAAGGTTAAAAGGGAACTTGACCCGATGATTGAACAGCAAGAACTACTTGTTCGTCAATATGTATCACAAGCAACTGATACAGCTTCTAAAAAACTTGCCAAAAAAATAGGGGCACAAGCTGTTATTGATAAGCTAAAAGAAGCTGAACAATATCTAGCGGAAGCAAAAGCAACAGCTAAAACTTTCTTTAAAAAGAAAGCAACTAATGAAATCTTAAAAGGTAAATTAGACTATAAATTTGAGTCTAGTGATAAAGATGAGAGAATAAATGTTGCTCTTTGTGAAGAACAAATAAGAGAGTGGGCTAGTGAACTTGCTCAACAAGAAATAGAAAAAAGACCAGAGGGCAAAAAACTTTCTCAACTTAAACAAGTTAAGAGAGTGGCTTTAGATACTATAATGGAAGCGCACGCGCCTGCTGAATTGATTGCTAACTTAGATAAGGTTTTACAAGCTAGTGTTGGTATTGGCTGGAATAATACAGCGCCACAAATTAACGCATAAATAAAAAAGGGAACAGGGCTTGTTGCCCTGTTCCCTGTTCCGTAAATCAATATTATTTTTGTCCTTTTTTTGTTAGTTTTTTTATTAGTTTTTCATATCTTTCAAAATTCAAGCCAATTTCATTTTTTTCTAATTCCTTTGGCTCTACAATATCAAACCACTCTTTTAATGTGTCTAATATGTTTTCCGTGTCTTTTTTTGTTATTATCATTTATTTTCTTTCGTTGTTGTTTCGTGTTTCGCGATACTTTGTATCAAAGTCCTTTTGTTGTTTTCTATCTATTGATAAAACTATCCAATAGAATAAAGCAACAAGCAACAAGGACAACGAAGCAAAGGTTATAAAGTAATCATAAAGATTTGTTATTATTTCATACATATAAGTAAGCGTCCTTTTCGCTGGTTCCGATAATATCACTTATCATATTATCTGTTTTAGTTTTTACAAAAGAAATATAATCACTTTCTTTTGTGCTCATACCTTGCTCAACTAAATGTTGAGCAAGGGCTTCAGTTAAGTTTATATCAATATCAAACATTTATTTAATACCGAATAATTGTTGATGAACAATGTCATCACATAACTTAACATTATCTTCTTGAGGTATCACTGAAAGTATTTGATTGAAATAAGTCCAATGAGAATTATTGTCATTATCATCATAAGATACTGTTCCGATATAATCTAGTTCAGTATCATACTGCTTAACCTCAATACCATATTCAGCTTTCTTATCGTGATAGTCTAAGGCAATGTTAATCGAATTAACAATGCCCTCTTTATTATCTGACGACCACGTTCTTACTTCTATTTTATCGCCTACTTTTATTTTCATTTTATTACTTTCTGTTGTGGGGTGGCTTTCACCACCCCGATTGTTTTTAAGCCGCTCTTTCTTTCTGATAGTTTTTTAACTATCTCTAGGGCCTATTAATTAAGGCCCTAAAATTAGTTAAAATAATTGTTCTCTTAATTTTTCGTAATTAAAACCTATTATTTTTTCTTTCTTATTGTTTCCGCCCGTTAGCATATACATAGGTCTTTCAAATAAATAATCCATATCTGGGTGATATTGCCCGTTATGGTCAATATTTATTCTTTCTTTAAAGTTTTTAATAGCTTGTTCTATACTTTCAGTTTTTGTGTAAATAAACTTTGCTTTTTCAAAAGTATATAAATTATATTGTTTCATCTTATTACCTTTCTTTCTCGTTGTTAGTGATTCTATTCTACTACTATCTGGGATATTATGTATATAATAACAAGGGCAACAATGTTGTCCTAATCATTAACTAATAGTATTATAATTCAATAGGATATTCTGTGATATATTTATCACTACTAAATACCTGTGGGCGGGGCCCACCCATCCTACTATATACATGTGGGCGGGTCCCACCCTTATCATAGAGGTCCCAATGGGTTTACGATTTACTTTTATTCTAAGGAGGGGGGAGGGGGTAAAACAAAATATAGGGGTCCCAGACATACACTATAGTGTAGGATTTACATAGTCATAGCTAATGAATTCATTATGGGTTTCAAAATTACTTTTTTTCTTAGGTGGGGGGAGGGGTAAAAAATGTTTAAGGTACCATCAAAGGGGACCCTATGAGTTATAAAATTATCTATAGATTTGTACCCTTGAGAGTGTTAAAAACAATTTAGGTACCATAATTAATATTATGCTTGATAAAGATATTTTAAAAAAAATTAATAACATCACTGATGTTGGTGTAAGAAAAAATTGGAAATTAAATTTTTTAACTAAAATTAATAAAGTAAAAAATAGAGAAATACGTTCTGATTTTTTAACTTTTGTAAAATATATTTGGCCAGATTTTATTGAAGGTAATCATCATCAAACAATATCAGATAAATTTAATAGATTAAAAAGTGGTGAATTAAAAAGACTCATAATCAACATGCCTCCAAGGCACACGAAGTCTGAGTTTGCTTCTTACTTTTTACCTGCATGGATGATAGGAAACGATCCTAAATTAAAAATTATTCAAGCGACTCACACTGCAGAACTTGCGGTACGTTTCGGTCGTAAAACAAAAAACTTAATTGATTCAGCCGAGTATAGAGAAATATTTAATACAAGATTACAAGAAGATTCAAAAGCAGCCGGTCGTTGGGAAACGGACAAAGGTGGTGAATACTTTGCTGTCGGAGTCCAAGGTGCGGTAACCGGTAGAGGTGCTGATCTACTCATCATTGATGATCCACATTCTGAGCAAGATGCAAATTCTTCAACGGCATTTGAGAAAGCATATGAATGGTATACTTCAGGTCCACGTCAGCGTCTTCAACCTGGTGGACGTATCGTTTTAGTTATGACGAGATGGAGTACAAAAGATTTAACTGCACAATTAATCAAGGCCCAAGGAGCAGAGGATAAAGCTGATAAATGGGAGATCGTAGAATTTCCAGCAGTCCTTCCATCAGGTAAACCCGTGTGGCCTGAGTATTGGAAGTTAGAAGATTTACTTGCGGTCAAAGCTTCAGCTGGTATTTCAAAATGGAATGCTCAGTATATGCAAAATCCAACTTCAGAAGAAGGGGCTATTATTAAACGTGAGTGGTGGAAGGATTGGGAAAAAGATTATATGCCTCCAATTGAACATGTTATTCAATCTTATGATACTGCATTCTTAAAAAAAGAAACTGCGGATTATTCAGCTATTACTACTTGGGGCGTGTTTCATCCAACCCAAGATTCAGGACCCTGTTTGATATTATTAGATGCCATTAAAAAGCGAGTAGAGTTCCCTGAACTAAGGCGCCTGGCTCAAGAACAATATAAGTATTGGCAACCTGAAACAGTTTTAATTGAAGCTAAAGCATCGGGTTTACCATTAACATATGAACTTAGACAAATGGGAATACCAGTTGTAAATTACACACCATCAAAAGGTAATGATAAACATGCAAGAGTTAATTCAGTTGCACCTCTATTTGAATCAGGAAAGATATGGGCACCAAAAAGTAGAGAGTTTGCACAAGAAGTTATTGAAGAATGTGCTGCCTTTCCACATGGAGATAATGACGATTTAGTAGATTCTACGACTCAAGCCTTAATGAGATTTAGACAAGGTGGGTTGATTTCTCATCCAGAAGACTATAAGGATGACGTTACCCCAAGAGTAAATAGAACATATTATTAACATGATCGAGAAAAATATTATAAATGAAGATAATATAGAAACACTCTTAAATATTTTAAAAAATAATAAGGATGTAGTTAAAGATTTAACAAACGCAAGAATCTTACCCTCTTCTTATAGATTATATTTAAGATCTCTAGCTGGTGTTAATGATCCTATTGATGAAAATTTTTTTAGTAAATCAGAAATAAAAGAAATGAGACGTTCAGTGGGTAGATCAGAAATTGCAAAAGAAGCTAAAGATAAAGGCTACTACTTACCTAAAGACACAATTGGATATAGTGGAAAAGATTTTTCTGTGTTTGATGCTCTTTTAGATCCGACAGTTAATTTGGAAATGACATTAGGAAGAGCTAATTTTAAAAAAGATAAAGAGGATAATTATGTTTTAGAGGATAAATATAATTTTAATACTAAATCAGCTAGTGTTTTAAAAGACTCTATAGATCCAAATAAACTTGTGGATAAGGATTTATTAAAAGCCACCATAGAAGAATATAAAAAAGGAGAAGTAGATTTAGCAGGATTAGCGAGAGTTATTGGTGGAATTAATTTAGGAGATCAAAATAAAGGAGTTGATATAAAAATTAATTTAGGAAAAATTGAAGATAATGAAAAAAAAGAAATAGCAAAGAATGAAACATTTGAAATAGAAAAATTTATTCAAAGAAATAAAGAAAAGATTAATAGATTAAATGTATATAAACAAAATCCAGGATTATTAAGTTTAGCAGATCCTCAACTAGATAATCAAATTAAAGTAATGACTAGTTTTCATCCGACATATACAGTTTCGGATGTAATAGGTTTTCACGATGAAGAAATTAAAAAAAAAATAGATTATATGAATAAAACATATGGTACATATAGTCCTTATTCTGATAGTGATTATAAAGGAATTGCAACCTTAGAAGAGATATTATGATCGAAAAAAATATTAACTACATTGATAAAGATTTTTCAAAACATTTGAAAGGCTTAGGTCTTTCTGAAAAAGAAATAAGTTATATCCTTGGAGAAACTAAAAGAAAAAAATTTGATAATGGTGGAGACGGTGGATCCGGTGGAGATGGATCGTCTGGTGGAGATGGTGATGGATCTTCAAGTGGAGATGGAGATTCAAGTGGAGACTCTAGCGGAGATTCATCAGGAGAAGGAGATAGTGGTCCAGGAGGATCAGATGATGGATCTAGTTCAGGAGTAGGATCAGGAGAAGGAGAATCTACAGGAGATGCGGGTGATCAAGGAGGAACAGCCGGACCAGGAACATCCGATACAAGTTCTGTAGGACCTTCTGATGAAGGTTTTGGTATAGGACCAGATGCAGCAGCAGAAGCTGAAGCATCAAACGCAGCAGCAAGCGTAGGAGTAATGGGTACTATTTCTAATGCAGTTCAAAATGCAATTGCAAATGCAGTTAATAATCCAGCTCCAACAGCAATAGGAATGGCATTCGGACCAGTTGCAGGAATGGTTGCTAGTGCAATTAGTAATGCAGTGAGTGCAGCTAACAGAGGAGTAACAGGACCAAGTGATGATACTCAAGAAGCAACTTCAGTTCAATCGGGCCCATCACAAAGTCCAAGCGATGGTGGAGGTATTAATACGCTACAAGCATATGCACCTTTATATAATTCATCAGAAACAAGTGGTGATCCAACTATGGATTCATACATAAGACAATTAAGAATTAATCTGGGATTACCAGTTTAATGAAAAAATTAACAACTACTATACCACCTAAATCGGGACCAAACCCACAGGGCTTGAATGTTACGTATAATAAGGTTAAGATAGTAAACTCGGAGAAATTAAATGGCAACTATAGACAAGTCACTACCAAACGAAGTTAGAAATACTATTGAGATAGAAAATCCAGAAGCCTCTACAGAAGAAATAGTAGATCTTCAGGAATCTATTCCTAGTACAGAAAACACTGAAATTACACCAACAGCAGATGGTGGAGTTGAAATTAATTTTGACCCCGGTGCCTTTAGTCAGGGAGAAAGTGTAAATCACTTTGACAACTTAGCAGAATTATTACCAGAAAATATTTTAGGACAATTAGGTTCAGAGCTTTATCAAAATTTTTTAGATTATAAAACATCACGTCAAGATTGGGAACAAACGTATACACAAGGGTTAGATCTATTAGGATTTAAATATGATGAAAGAACAGAACCTTTTCAAGGTGCATCAGGTGCAACACATCCTGTACTTGCAGAAGCAGTTACACAATTTCAAGCATTAGCTTACAAAGAATTATTACCAGCAGAAGGGCCGGTGCGAACTCAAATAATTGGAAACTCAAATAGAGAAAAAGAAGATCAAGCAATAAGAGTTAGAGATTTTATGAATTACCAGATTATGGATGTCATGAAAGAATATGAACCAGAGTTTGATCAGATGTTATTTTATTTACCCTTATCGGGATCTACTTTTAAAAAAATTTATTATGACGATATACTTGGAAGAGCTGTATCTAAATTTGTACCAGCAGAAGATTTAGTAGTTCCATATTCAGCAACATCATTAGATGATGCTGAAGCAATAATGCATACAATAAGAATATCTGCAAATGAATTAAGAAAACAACAAGTAGGTGGTTTCTATAGAGACTTAGACTTATTACCAAGCGATGATTCAGTAACAGCAGCAGATGATGTAAAATCAAAAGAACGAGAAATTGAAGGTATAAATAAATCTGGTTATGAAGATATCTTTACTTTAGTTGAATGTCATGTAAATGTAGATCTCGAGGGCTTTGAAGATCGTGATCCCAACGGGGAAATGACTGGAATTAAACTTCCTTATATCGTGACGATAGAAGAAGGCTCTCGTGAAATTCTATCTATTCGTAGAAACTACGAAATAGCTGATCCTAAGAAAAATAAAATTAATTACTTTGTACATTTCAAATTTTTACCAGGCTTAGGGTTTTATGGTTTTGGATTGATTCACATGATTGGTGGATTGTCTAGAACTGCAACTTCTGCCTTAAGACAATTAATTGACGCTGGAACTTTATCTAATTTACCAGCAGGATTTAAAATGCGTGGTATTAGAATTAGAGATGATGCTCAATCTATTCAGCCAGGTGAATGGAGAGATGTAGATGCTCCGGGTGGAAACCTTAGAGATGCATTTATGACTTTACCTTATAAAGAACCTTCGCAAACTTTATTAGCTTTAATGGGAGTTGTTGTTCAAGCGGGTCAAAGATTTGCTTCTATTGCTGATATACAAGTAGGTGATGGTAATCAACAAGCAGCTGTTGGTACAACGGTAGCTTTACTTGAAAGAGGAAGCAGAACAATGTCTGCTATTCATAAAAGAATTTATGCAGCATTAAAATTAGAATTTAAATTATTATCTAGAGTATTTAAATTATATCTACCTGAAGAATATCCTTATGATGTTGTGGGTGGACAAAAAAATATTAAACAATCAGACTTCGATGATAGAATAGATATAGTTCCAGTCGCTGATCCAAATATATTTTCTCAAACACAAAGAATTAGTTTAGCACAAACTGAATTACAACTTGCTCAATCTAATCCACAAATTCATAACTTGTATGAAATTTATAGAAAGATGTATGAAGCATTGGGTGTAAAAGATATTGATAAAATTTTAATACAACCTGCAAAACCAATGCCTAAAGATCCTGCATTGGAACATATTGATGCATTAGGTGGACAACCTTTTCAAGCATTTAGAGGACAAGATCATAGAGCACACATAACTTCTCATTTAAGTTTTATGTCTACTAACATTGCAAAAAATAATCCTATGATAATAGGTTCATTAGAGAAAAATATGTTTGAACATATTTCTTTAATGGCTTTAGAACAAGTTGAGTTAGAATTTGCACAAGAGTTACAGCAAATACAAATGATGTCTCAAGATCCACAAGCTTTACAAGATCCAAGAGTACAAGCACAGGTTCAAGAATTCCAAATGAAATTAGAATCTAGAAAAGCAATCCTAATTGCTGAGATGATGGATGAGTTTTTAAAAGAAGAGAAGAAAATAACATCACAATTTGATAATGACCCTATCGCTGCATTAAAAGCAAGAGAGTTAGATCTACAAGCTCAAGAAAATTATAGAAAAAAACAAGAAGGTGAGCAAAGAATTAATTTAGATAAGATGAAAGCTATGATGAATCAATCAAATACACAAGAAAAACTACAACAAAATGAAGACTTAGCTGAATTAAGGGCTGCAACTTCAATTGCAAAGCAACAGTTTTCTGATATGAATAAGAAAATACAATAATTATTGTTAAATAATATAAAAGGAGTATAAAATGGCTATGAAAAATAAAAATAAAAAAATTGGTCAATCTAAAGAAGTAGATCAATCTAAATTTACAAATTCAGATGGATATTTAGTCGGTGGAATTGATGTTGAAATGTCAAACCCACAAGAAACTCAAATTGATGTAGTTCAAGGTCAAGGAAATATACTTCCAGAAAAAAAAAGATCAGCTAAGTGGTATTAATATGTTACCAATGCTTGGAGCTATTGCACCTTTAGCTAAAATACTATTTTCAAC